TCCAAATAAGTTTCCAAGACACAGAGTGGGAGAATATAAAAGCCCAGTTGTTGCCTGGTCAAGCGAAGTCGTGGTTTCTCATAATGATGGAGAAACTGTTAAAGAGGTAAAATATACAGATGGTAAAAAATCCAAGAATACCTCGTAAAAAAGGTCAACCAGCAGGTTCAAAGAAACATAGTGACTTGTATACAGATGAAAACCCAAAAGGTACTATTAAAGGGTTAAAGTTTGCAACAGTCAAAGACGCTACAGCAAGTGTCAACAAAATAAAACGTAGTGGCAAAAGCCATGCACATAAAACTCAAGCCGCCATAGCAATGGAACAAAGAGCAAGAGAGATGGGCAAAGCTAGCGCTGCCAGTGTTTATAGAAAGTTTATTAATCAACAAAAAAAGATTACAAAGCAGAGAAAAAAATGAGTAAAAAGAAACCAGTTCCAACTAATAAAGCACTATATGCAAGAGTTAAAGCAGAGGCCAAGAGGAAGTTTAAGGTATATCCATCAGCTTACGCTAATGGGTGGCTTGTTAGAACATACAAATCTCGTGGCGGAAAGTATAGGATGGGATAATGCAACTTACAAAAAATATAATAAGATTTAATCAATTTAATATAGCGATACCTACAGACTGCAAACGTATATGGGATTTATCTGATAATAGATGGGGATATAGGAAGATAGATGCCAGGACATAAAAGTGGTGGGTTAACAGCATGGTTTGGTAAAGGTCCAAAGGGAGATTGGGTGGACATTGGTGCGCCTAAAAAAAATGGAAAGTTTCAAGCCTGTGGTAGAAGTAAACTCGCTAAGGATAAGAAAAGAAAGTACCCTAAATGCGTTCCGAGAGCAACGGCTAACAGGATGACACAATCACAAATCAGGAGTGCCGTTAAACGAAAACGAGCCGCAGGCAATCCTGGCGGTAAGCCTACCAACGTAAGAACATTTGCTCGAGGGAAACAGAAGAAATGATGAATATTATTGCTATATGCTTATTAACTTTGGTACTATCAAGTTGTACAGCGGTTACAGTTTTAGGTTATATATCAAGTGCCTATAACACTGGTAAACTAGTAAAGGATTTATCTACAAATGACATACAGAGCGAGGACAATGTGTCCGATGTGTGGTACGGAGAGCCCCCAACTCATCACAGAGACGGGGATATTTCTAAGTAGTACCACTGCATGTACTAAATGCAAACACGAATATTATGCTAACGACTATTTGTGTAGTATCTTAGAACTTCGTCAAAATAATACTGCTTCAGTTAAAACAGTTCACTCTAAAAATTCACTTCCAGCTTGTCAATAGCCTTTTCTTTTGTTATAATTATTTATAATGAAAGGAAAACAATATGGGCAGAAAAAAATCAAGAACTAAACAAACTTCTAAAGGCGAAAGAGTATCAGTGCGTCGTGATGTTTTAAGAGAAATTAAAGCAGAGCAATCACCTATTCTATCAGCAATTAATAAACTTGAGGCTCACAGTCTCGGTAAAAAAACTTGGGTTACTATTGCAAACCCAAATAAAAAAGAAACTAATAAACGATTTATTAAAGTACCTGGTCATTCATATTTTAAAGGTGTGAAGCGTGCCTGAAGGTCCAGAATGTACTCGTGTTGCTAGACAACTAAATAGACACTTTCAGGGTAAAAGATTAGTTAATGTTAATCTTATATCTGGTCGTTATACAAAAACTAAACCAGTGGGTTTTGAAAACTTTAAACCAACTGATGTCGCTATGGTTGATGTCAAAGGTAAGTTTATATTTTTTCACTGTGCTGATGGTGCTATTTTCAATACCTTGGGTATGACAGGTAATTGGAAGTTAGTCCCAAACAAATATGCTAGAGTAGGATTCTACTTTGATGATGACTCTAGCACTTATTATTGTGACCAACGTAACTTTGGCACTCTTAAGTTTGTGTTCCAAAAAGGTTGGCAAATTGACTTATCACAAAAGTTAAACAGTATCGGTCCTGATATGCTTAACAATCCTTGCACTTTACAACAATTTACAGATATTTTTAAAAAAGCTCCACAACATTGGAGTCTTGCTAAGTTCTTACTTGAACAAAAGCATATTAGTGGTGTAGGTAATATTTATAAAAGCGAGAGTTTGTTTCTAGCAGCGATAAACCCTAAAAGACAATTAAGAGATATAAGCAAGGCAGATATTGAAAAACTTTATCATGCAGTTATTAATGTACTAAGTTCTGCATATAAAGAAGGAGGTTCTACTATTAGAAACTACTCTGACCTTGAAAATAATCATGGAAAGTATGCACGCTTTGCCTCAAACCCAAAAGAGATGCTTGAGGCTAGGTGGGATAATAGAGTTATGATTTATGGCAGAACAACTGATATGTATGGTAACCCAGTCAAAAAATTAAAATTAGACGATGGCAGAACAACTTATTGGTCACCCACTATACAAAGTTAAATATTTGTAGACATGCACTTTATATTATGTTAATATATTAAAAATGGAGAAAGAATGAGCTTATTACCAGCATATTTTAACACTTTAAATACTAAGAAGCGTAAACAAAAGAGAAATCCAGGCTGGCAACAGGCTCATACTGAACACAATGCTTGGTTAAAATCTATTGGTGCACACCCCTCACAGAGGTCTAAAACAAAGAGAGCAACCAAGCCAGAAACATACTCGGATAAAGTTTTGCCCACGACACCTAAAAAGCCAACAAGTTTTGGTAAGGGAGGTGTCAAACCAATTAGCAACTATAAACTTGAAGAAAGTAAAAAGTTCATAGTTGCTATACCTTATAACAAAGGAGGTTATCAAGTGATAACAAAACAAAATGTAAAGGATATTGGCAAATGATAAAAGAATTAACAGTAATGGCAGCACTTGTTGTACCAGCAGAGTGGAGCTACGACTACTTTGATTTAGATAAAGGACTCGTACTAAATCATAATAGTGTGTCTATTGATGCACCTTATAGAGCATTAAATTCTAGTAATGTTCCTATTGTAATTGAGTCAACAAACCCAGATATAGTTAGCTTTAATTTAGTAATTGATAAAAACCCAACACCTTGTTGTGCTAAGTTTTTCTTCTATGATATACCAGCTAAGGTTAGCACTAATATTAGAGTTAATGCTTACACAGATTTAACTGTCAATGCAAAAGATAGTAAGGGTAAAAGCCATATCGCTACTGATTATGTAAAAGGTAGTGGTGGTTGTAGTGCTCCCTCAAGGTGGAGCGAAACAATTGGTCCAAAAGGACGAATTACTGTAGACCGTGCTCTTTCATGGATAACAACTACTATTTATCATCCAAATCATACTGGGTTGCAGTATAATTCACTCACTGGTAGCGAAGTTCCTGCTGATTATATTGAAAGAGTTGAGATTTTTATAAATAAAAAAAAGGTTTTTTACTATGAAGGAGTTATAGGCATAGCTGAAAATGTATACTTCTCTTTACCAATTCAGTCATTTGGTAAAAGTATTACTGTAAATGCTTATGACAACTCAGGAAAGGTGTACACACTTAATGACTAGCTTAGCAGTTGTATCAGGAGGGTTTGACCCGCTACACCCAGGGCACATAAGATTAATTGACGACGCATCACTGTTTGGAGATGTTATAGTATTCTTAAACAGCGATGAATGGTTGGTACGAAAAAAAGGTGCTTGTTTAATGACTTTTGATGACAGAAAAGAAGTATTAATGAGTATGACCTCTGTGTCTGAGGTTTTAGAGATTGATGATACTGACGGCAGTGTAAGTAGTGACCTTCAGGATTTAAGAAATACACACAAAGGTGACCTATACTTTTGTAATGGTGGAGACAGAAGCAAAGGGAATGTGCCTGAGGAGGAGAGTGTTAAAGGTGTAATATTCAAGTATGGTGTGGGCGGAGACTACAAGATTGCTTCTTCCTCAACTTATTTAAAGGACTATATCAAAGCCGTAACCAACACAAACCCCTATGTTAAAAAATGGGGTAATTATGTTATTCTTTATGAGTCTAAAAATATTAAGGTAAAACTATTAAACATAGCACCTGGTCAAGGAATTAGTTTTCAAAGGCACAAAAAAAGAAATGAGTTTTGGGTATATAAAAAAGGAAAACTACAATTATACTATTCTGATATGGATGGTGAAGTAAAATTTGCAGAAGACGGAAGAAAAGCAATAAAACTCAATTGGGAGCCAGGCGAAACTATGAGAATAAATAAAAATGTATGGCATATGGTTGGGAATACAGGAGATAAGGTAGGTCAGATACTTGAAGTGCAGTGGGGTTCTAAATGTTCAGAAGATGATATTGAACGATTGTTTTCTTGGAATAAAAGACATAAGTATATACCTACTCAGGTTGTAGAATGAGAAAGTTTTATAAGATAAAGATTGAAAAGTCTGAGCGTTGGCCAGACAAAGATACTCCCGTTAGAAGCACTACTGTGTGGGAATGGAAAGTACCTTCAATCACAGAGTTTAAACTAGGCAGTTGTCCGTTCGACCCAAGTTCTAAATAGCGACCTTAGTCACTGCATAATTGCTTTGACAAGGTCGGTCAGAGGGGATAAAGGGGGTTTGTTTCGTACAGACCCTCTTTGCACGTTTTGAGACTTCTTGCTAAATACTGAAAATTATGTTATTATTTATACATAATGCAATATATTATTAGGAGAAACAAATATAACTATGAAATCGCTAAATTTAATGATAGCTCAGCACCCATATCTGTATACACTATTAACCATGGAAAGTGTGATTGTCCCGCTTGGGGTTATAGTTGTAAGCATACTAGGATTTTAAATCAATGGATTAAGGCAGGAAGTCCTGTCGGTAAGGTTTATGATGATGAGGCTAATGTTATTGGTAGTTTGTTTACTACTAATTTTAAAACCAAAGATTATTCTGGGTTCTCAATACGAGAGAGCATTAGAGTGTCTAACTAAGAATATTTACTTTGAGGCTAACAACCAAAGTTATGCTGGACAACTAGCAGTTGCTTTGGTAGTTGCAAACAGGGTTAGAAGTGATGAGCACCCAGACAGTGTTTGTAGTGTGATTTATGAAGGACCTGTGTACGAAAGCTGGAAAACCAGTCAACTACTTGATATACCTGAAGATGAAAGAGTATACTATCCTCGAAGAAATAGATGTCAGTTCTCTTGGTATTGTGATGGAAAAAGCGATATCCCACTCAATCCAGAGGCGCTGGCCACAGCAGAGTTGGCTGCGAGGCAAGTTTTGCGTGGACGAGTTCACGACTTCACACAAAACGCGACCCACTACCACGCAGACTATGTTAACCCTAGGTGGGCAAAAACTAGAACTTTTATAGTTCAAATCGGAAACCATTTATTTTATAAATAGAAAGGAGATAATCATGGACGATATGTATGTAGTTATTCAAGCTACTGTTGAAGATGGAATGAGCGAAGTTTTCGGACCGTTTGAATCATGGGATGTAGCAAACGATTATATCGACGAAGAGGACTTAGATGCAGCTTTTGTATCTGAAGTTACTATCGTAGAGAAATCTGATGATGATGACGACGAAGATGACGAAGATGAAGAGTGGGATGACAACGAAGACGACTAATAAGTCTTTCATCTGGTATCTTAAGTGGGTGGCTACCTTTGGAATTGTTGGTGGATTAGCACTGCGTTCTTTTGGTTGCCAACCTACTGATTTATTTGTAACTGCACTTGGTTGTATTATCTACTTTTATGTAGGATATAAAATATCAGAGCCAACCCTTATGATTATAAATGCACTATGTTTTCTACTAGCCTGTTCTGGCATATTCATCACATTATTTTAATTTACACTTGCAATCTACTTTATTTTGTTATATAATATATTTATAAGATGCCGAAAGGGTCTTATATAATATTAACTTGCTATTAAAGGAGATTAATTATGAACATTTTATCACCACAGGTATCTCTACCTTCAAACTTATCTAACTTTGCCATAGGCTTTGAAGATATGTTTGATACTCTCAGAGATTGGGAAACACCAAACAACAACTTTCCACCTTACAACATAATCAAAGACAACAATGTATTTCTAATTGAAATGGCACTTGCTGGTTTTGAAAAGAAAGATGTGAAGGTAACAGCTGAAGCCGAAAAACTTAAAGTTGTAGCCACACATTCAGAGGATATGTCTAATGATGCCGAATACTTACACAGAGGTATTAGTAGAAAGCATGTCCACAGAGAGTTTGCATTAGCAGACGAAATAAAAGTTGTAGGTGCACAAATGGATAGTGGTATGCTAACCATTCGCTTGGAAAGAGTTATCCCAG